GTTTAGCAAGAGCAGCCTTGCCTTCGGTATCCAGCTTAGTGCTATCGATAGTGATCGTAGAAGTAGGCTTCTGACCAGTTACAGCAACAGGAGTAGTAGTGATTTCCCAGCTCAGAGTAATAGCATCGGGAGAGTCATTAACAGTCTCATAACTCTTCTCGGAAGGAGAAGCAGTTGCATTGTAAATAATATGAAGCTTATAGCCTTCATCACTGTCGAAGCTCATGGTATCGCTGCCGACCTCGGTACGATAGCAGAAACCGAACGCCTTACGAGCTTGCTGACCGACATAAACACCGGAGACAGGCACGTAAGAACCATCGCACTGAGCGAATTCATCCGGATAGGTATATGCCTCGATGGTGCCGCCGAAGGTCTCGGCAGAACGCAGAGTAGCATATTTAATATTGTCGGCCCACAGGTCATTAGGCTCGGCACCATCAGGGCTCTCAGTGACCGCAGTCAGGCCATTCCAAACAACGCCCTTATTATAGGTACCATCAGGCTTCTGAGTATAAAGAACACCCTTGCTAACACCAGTCTCAAAAAAGTGTTCGCCAGTCTTATCCCAAACAAGCTTAGCCATAAAATAATCCTCCTATAATCAGTAGTCATACGTATATGGTATACGTATAGTGGTGCAAGTTATCGGAAGAATATGCCCGATCAAACTTGCAAAGTGGCAGCATCATAAACTTTCGAATATTCGCATCGTCGGGATCTCTTGTGATATAAGTTATAGAATATCTATCATGTAGACGGTATGGTCCGTTATCCGCAAATAGAACATCGACCGCTTCAAGGGTATATATGATGCATGGAAAAGCAAGTTTTTTATCTGCCGGAGGTTGGAAATACACATTATTACAAAACGTATGAAGTAATGAGCTCAGTTCACTCCTTGGTCTCGCCATTGTATACACCTCCGAGAGATAAAATAAGGCGAGGAGGCTCGACATCAACATTTGTGACTTTCCAAGCCGTTCCTCGCCACTTAACGTAACGCATGTCGTGTATATGGTTGTTTGCATATGCATCGGCAACAATACTGATCTGATTGCTTATGGAAACGTTATCGTTAATATCCACGCCGTTTTCAAGGCGACGATTGTTTCTCACAAGATCTCCTTTATACATGCGTTCAACAGGTTTATTCTCGATAACGTCCACCGCAGTCTCAACTTCAGTAATGTAACCTACAGGACCATAAAATTTCGGCATGCGTTATTCACTCCCATTTTGAATTAATTAGGGGTTATCGGGATCGGTGCTATCGCCGTCAGAGGAAGCGATGCTCAGCACAATAGCGGAGTAGGGCTTGATCAGAGCACCGGAGCAGCGGGACTCGATCAGGTACTTGTACTGGTTGTAGTCAATGTCGAAATCGTCGAACAGGTTAACTTCGCCGCCCTTATCGGTACCAACGTTGTAGTCCTTCAGATTGACGATAATGCCCATAAGCTCATTGCCGTTGGGGAGCTTATGGCCTTCCATCACGGGCACAGTCACAATGCGACTCACACGCAGAGCGGTAGCCAGTTCGGCCTCACTCTTGTAGATATAATGACCAATACCATCCTCGATGAGCAGCATGCTGGTAAGCACGTCCTCAGTAGTGAACAGGATCGGATTACCAGAACCCTTATAGTCCTTACGGGCACGAACAGCCGCCTTCATGAAGTTCTTAGCGGTAGCTTCCTCAGTAGCACCAACCGGCACAGTCTTCTGAATAGTAAACAAAGCCACGTCGTTAGCAATAGGACGAATATGCTCCTCAGAGATCTTGTCGTCCTCACCAGACTGACGACCGTCACCAATCAGGAAAGCACGAGCGGTTTCCTCATTCCACATAACCCGCATCTCGTCACGAATCCAGCGAACCACATCAAAGTCAGTGATATCAATGATGTCGTCGCGGTCGAGCTTCTGCTTCTTGTACACGGTCTGCGGTACGGTTACACGCTTCAGCAAAGAGAAGAACTCTTCCTTCTTCATCTTACCCTTCAGATAACCCTTCGCACGAGCCTCGTCCTCGGTAATGTTAGCAAAGACAGACTTAATGCGACTGAACGGAGTACGATGGACACCATTCCAAACAACATTAGCCCATTCCGTATCACGCTGAATAAACTCAGGAGGGTTATTAAGACTCTTAGCCTCAGGAAACAGCATCTCAGGACTATTAACACCATAGCCAACCTTAGTACTGTATTCAGGATTAGTAAGGGTGGGAAGCTCCATGCCAGTGGTGTCAAGAGCATGAGCAATTGCGCCTTCTTCCATATGGAATTTATAAGATTCCTTAAGACTACCAAAGCGCTTGCCATCCTTGATAACTTCATCAATGCATCATGCATGATAACGTCGTTGCTTACGGAATTATTTTCATAAGCGTGCTGCATCATTTCGTCGTCCTCCTCATCATCATTTTCTTCTTTACCACCATTTCCGTTCATGAGTTCACTAATAACATAGTACATAGCATTCTTCTGCTTATCACTCATAGTATTAATAACATCCTGAACGGTTTCATCATCAGCAGATTTATCTTCATGCTTAATTACATTTTCATCTTCATTCTGCTGAATAGTAAGAGCATGCATCAAAGCTTTGCACTGATCTTCACTTAAAGAATCAACAATGCTCTGAATATCGGTCTGATTGTTAGTAGCATCAGCCATTTCTTCTTTTACCTCCTCCTGAACTACCTCAGCTTCTTCTGAGTGGTACAGCTCAATATTTTCGCCGTTATAAATCTGAGCTTCGAATTCGGCACCTTCATCATCAAAGTGAATAACCGCGAGATCCTCAATCTCAGCACCAGGATTTGCACCGGCGAGGCATAAACTAACTTCACGGATCATACCATGAAGCACGTCGCTGCCCTTCTGAATAAGTTGATTTGCATAAATAGAAAGGGCCCTTACATCGCCATGGTTAACAAGCTCTTTAGCATTCTGACCAGACTGAGTATTATTAAAAGACCCATAAGTGTAGACGCCGTCGTCTCGATTCTCAAGAAGCGCATGTCCGAGAACGTCGCCAGGCTTTCCATGACTATGCTGCCATACGAGAGGAACGATTTTGCCATCGCAGTCCTTAAATGCGTTCCTTCGAATTGTTCGGCCGTCTGCACACAGCAAATCATTTTTAGTAGCATAACCACTAAAATCATACTTTTCGGCCATAGTGACTAACCTCCATTTGCATTAAGCACTATTAGGTGCTTCTTCAAGATATTTCTGACCATTAAAATTCTCATTTGCTATATTGTCTAAACGAGGATCATTCAGGCCCTCTAAACCTTGACCAGGTAAACCAAGCGGATCACTTTCTAACTCATTTCCATTTTGATTAATATTGCGATTTCTCAATTCGTCAGCTTTAGGATCGATATTAGGCTTAAAACCAATTATGCCGCGAATTTCATTGGGGGATAGAATTTCGTTTCTTGTAAACTTATCGGCGATATCGGCAATATTAGATACAGGAACAAGTTTGAAAGGATCACTACTGAATATGATTGAATGGCCCTGAGTTCTAGCAGTTTTAGATAAGAATTTACGCTTCATTTCATCAGTTATCGCAGAAAGTATGGGCGCGATTGTTCTGGTGTTATAGTTAAGCATAGTTTTCTCATCAGCAGTGCCATTTAATATTTCAGGCGTGATTCCAAGCTGAGAATAAAGAGTGCTCATAAGGTACTCAATTTGAGCCATCAGATTATTTTCCAATGGACGATTTAATTGAGTTATGCGCTCTGTACCATCGGTATAAGCTATGCCGTATTTTGTTTCGGCAAGCTGCGTTTCAATATCTTTCCTTCGTTTCTCAGCCTGTTCTCTTCTGGCATCAGATTTTATAACATACGGCAATTGAATAATAAGATCAAGCTTACCAGCTCCAGCTTGTTCATCGATTTGGTCAAGAATGGACAATTTTCTTATCAATCGTTGCAATATAGAATTAGGTTCGTTCATTACAGCATAAAACGGATTATCTATTATTGAAACAATCGATTTAGGATATGTTCTTTGTTCCTTTTTACCGGTCTCATCATCATAGACCTCAACTCTGACATGCCTTGGATACCATGTTATAATCTTTCCAGTTCGCATTGATTTAATGTCAAACGAAGCCGATTTCTCGGGATCAAGAGTAGTATCTGTAGGAACAACAGCAACACAACCTTCATCGAACATTGAAAGTACTATATCTTGAATAAAAGCTCTGCTAGTCTGATCAATATTCGCTTCAACAGTTAAGCAATTATTGAGATTATCTGTTATTTGTTCAAGATACCTTCCATTATCATCTACTCTCACATGCTCGATTTTATTTGCTGCAACATCCATTGCTATGCGATTATAGATTGCTGTAATGATGGTTCGCTCACTACCAGATCGCAAACGAACTCTATCCGGTCTTGACCAACTGGATTCGCCATAGCTTATTCTCGTGGGTCGATCACGCCCACGAAATGCATTCCAGCTATGCTTTAACCTTTCAAAAAAACTTGGCATTAAGCATCATACCTCAAATCATTTTGAAATTACTCAAAGTTTTCTTTATAGGCTTTATAAGCCACATATGCGTCAAGTAACGCAGATACAGAGTCGATCTTTTCACTCCTCCGCGCCTTCGAAAGCTTACGATTACCGTTTGTATCGGAAAGAATGACACAATGTCCCATGCAAAATGTCATTAAATTCTGATCGAATCGCATAAGTTTATTCTCGGTCATCTTCTTGATCTCGCCAAGCGGAACTGTTTCCGTCTTAACACCTTGACGCACTTTTTCAATAGCAAACGGTCCGTTTTCTGCTTCCCATCTGGCCATAAAGTCTTTGGCGTTGTAAGGATCATAACCGACCGCTCGAACATCGTATTGATTATCCTCAATGTATTT